GATTTGCTTATTATGAATACGAAAGAATTTAATAGATACTAGATATAATCTATTGGTACTTCGTTCAAACCACACATAGTGATTATACTGTTTAATTATACAAGAGTAAATTCTTGCTAGAGCTTCGGCAGGAGTTTACTTACAAATGATAATAGTGTATAATAGAACTATCTTATCACACTTGTATTAATATGAAAATTGAAACTCCACCACTTGAAGAATTGATGGTTCAATGGGAAAGGGATTCTGAAGTAGATACCACAGAACCTGGCAAAGAAATCTTGCGTATTCCTATTCTTCACAACAAGTATAACAAATATTTGTCTTTGCATAATCTTGCTGCAAAAAGAGCAGCGATGGAATATGACAAACTCAAGAAATTGAAGTGGATGTACTATAACGGCAAACTTGATCAAGATGAATTGGATAAACTTGGTTGGGAGCCATTTAGATTCACCCTCAAGTCAGACATTCAAGTGTATCTTGATGGTGATGATGATTTGACAAAACTTAAACGAAAAAAAGCCTATCATGAAGAGTCAGCAAATTTTTGTACCAACGTTATGAAAGAATTGAATAATCGTACTTGGCAATTGAAAGAATACATGGGCTGGGAAAAGTTCATTCAAGGTGCACGTTAATGTTTGAAAATAAAATACTTATTGTTGATAATTTTTACGAAGATCCAGATTCTGTTAGAAGTTTTGCTCTTAAACAAAATTTCACTTCAAACTATAATGACAATGGTGCCAAGATTCCTGGAGTTCGTACTGATGAAATACAAACATTGAGTTTAAAGTATTTCAATTTATTGAAAAGCACTCTATTCAACAATTTGTTCGGCTACCCTAAACACTTTGTTTCTATAGATGAGATGATGCTTTCTAGGTATCAAGTATGTTTAGAAAGCGATGGTGATAGTTGGCCACATTATGATAAAAAGACAGTTGCAGGTTTAGTGTACCTAACCCCAAATCCTCCACCAAATAGTGGCACAATTTTCTATGATGTAGATCCAAATGATCCATCAAATAAAGAAAACATTACTGTAAAACAGGTTGTACAAAATGTTTACAATCGTGCAATAATTTATTCTGGTACTGTTCTTCACAAATCAGAAAATTATTTTGGTGATACATTAGAAAATGGTAGACTAATCAATCCATTTTTTATTGATATTATGAACATTGATATTCAACGAGATAATTCATGAAAGTTATTGATACTTTTATGTTCTGTAATGAACTTGATATGCTTGAAGGTAGACTTGAATACCTTTACGATCATGTTGATCATTTTGTTTTGGTTGAAGCGCCAATCACGCAAAGTGGGCATGAAAAGCCGATGCACTTCATGAATAACATCTCCAGATATAAAAAGTACATAGACAAAATCATCTACTTTCCCTTTGTGTGCAAAAGAAGTGATTTTGATTTCGATAAAATTCCAAACCACGAGAGAGACTATAACACAGGACCATGGCAAGTTGAGAATGGTCAACGCGATCACATAACAGAATGTCTTGGATTATTCTCAGATGACTCACTTATCTTTATAAGTGACTGCGATGAAATCTATCATAAAGATTGCATTGGAATTGCAAAAGATTGTTTCGCAAGTGGTTATGAAGCGTTATCCATTCAAATGGATCATTATCAGTTTAATTTTGAAAACAAATCTAAGAATAATCAAATACTCTTTAGTACCGTCTCAACAAATGCATACACTAAAAGAGAAAGAGCCAAAAACGTCCACAATAACAGATATTCTCATGCAGTAATTCATAATGGTGGATGGCATTTAAGTTGGTGGTTGGATCCAAAAGCAATTCAGTATAAGATTGAAACATTTGCTCATCAGGAAAAGAATCAAGAACAATTTAAGAGCATGGAGTATATAAACAAGAAACTTCAAGAAGGTGGCGATATCTTTAATCGCGACCCTAATGTTCATGCATTTGAGAAAGGTGATGTTGCTAACATCCCAGAAAATGTCTATAGAATTTTCAATGGTATTCAGCAGAAAATTGATGATCTATGATTGAGCACGTTGTAATTGAAAAAGTAAATAACATCTATGTCCAAGTGACTGCTGAACCTGCCATCTTGCAAGAGATGTCAGAGTTCTTTACATTTTCAACTCCAGGCTATCAATTTTCTCCAGCATTTCGCAATAAATACTGGGACGGAAAGATTCGACTCTTGAATCTGAATACAAGACAAATTTATCTTGGTTTAGTTCCGTATATCAAAAAGTTTTGCAAGGACAGCAACTACACCTGCGAGTATATCGATGAAGAAAAGGAAGTCTACCCGATTGACACAAAGAATCTTGCGAACGCTCTATCACTTCCGATGGAGCCGAGAGATTATCAGTATCTCGCTTCTAGCGTCGGACTTACGAAGAAGAGAACTGTACTCATTTCACCAACAGCGTCAGGAAAATCACTAATCATCTATATGATGATCCGCCACCTGTTGAACACAGGTAAGAAGCGTGGATTGTTGATTGTTCCTACGATTAATCTCGTCACTCAGATGCATTCTGACTTTAAGAACTATTCATCTATAAATGGATGGGATGTAGACAAGTATTGTCAGAAGATTTATGGTGGTGAAAGCAAGATACCTGATAGTGATCTTGTAATATCAACTTGGCAATCTATCTATGAGATGCCAAAGAAATACTTTGCGCAGTTTGATTTCATCATTGGCGACGAAGCACATACATTTAAAGCCAAGTCATTAACTTCTATCATGACTAAACTCATCAACTGTGATGTGCGTATTGGCACGACAGGTACACTTGATGATAGCAAGGTCAATAAACTAGTTCTTGAAGGATTATTCGGTCCTACGTTCAAAGTTATTTCCACAAAAGAACTCATTGAACGTAAACAACTTGCCAACTTCAGCATTAAGTGTATTGTATTGAAGTATCCAGAAATAGTTTGTAAAACAGTTAAAGGTTTTACTTATCAGGACGAGATGGGGTTTCTCGTTCAACACGAAGGGCGCAATCGCTTCATCACTGATCTTGCGTTGAATCTCAAAGGCAATAGTCTTGTTTTATTTACTTATGTTGAAAAACACGGTAAACTATTATTCGAATGGATAACTGAAAAAGCAAATGGTCGAAAAGTATTTTTTATTCATGGTGGGGTTGAAGCAGAAGATCGCGAAGCAGTAAGACATATCACTGAACAAGAAAACGATGCGATCATTGTGGCAAGTTACGGAACATTCTCTACTGGAGTAAACATTCGTAACCTACATAATATTATATTCTCCTCTCCAACAAAGAGTAAAATTCGAGCATTGCAGTCCATTGGGCGTGTGCTGCGTCTAGGTGAAAATAAAGAAGCAGCAACACTGTACGATATCGCTGATGATCTACGTTATGGTCCTTATACAAACTTCACATTGAAGCACTATGAGGAACGGGTGAAGATCTACAGTGAAGAAAAATTTCCTTTCACAACGAATAACGTAAGGATAAATTAATGTCTGAAGATAAACCAGAATATAAACCAAGAGGTGAACTGCGATTCATTCGCTTGCGTTCTATCCCAGATGACATCATTGGATATGTAACTTATAAAGAAGGATACATCACAGTAGAGTTGCCTCTGAGAATTGAAATTGAAACTATATTTGATGAAGGTCGGCAAATCTTAGCGATGCAAGAGTACCTCCCTCAATCAGTAATCGAGATCAAAGAAGTAGATTTTGATGATTATGAGGTATTATTTGCTTCACCAGTTCGCGCTGAATTTGTTGAACAATATGAATACGTTGCTGATTTTTTCTATAATAACACAGCGCAAATTAAAACACCAGTTAAGAAAAAGACAACTGCTGACATTACTGCTAATACATCTGAAACAATGACAAAGGTTGTGTCAATTCTCGAAGCAATGCAAGCAAAAAAAGATAAACCAGTCCATTAATTATGAAACGTTTAAACATTGAAATTAAAAAAGAACCATTCACTCATGTCATTTTACATGATGTATATGAAAAACATGAATATGAAGGTGTTTGGTCTGAATTATTATTCTTACAAAAAAGAATGGTTCCTGGCTATATGACTGGAGCAGCAGGTGATAGTCTTGGGATCACTAAAAAACGAAACGCTGGGATATTTTTAAACGATGTTTATAGAAATCCAGAGTTCTCAAGCATCATGGTTTGCGCTCGGAATACAATCGCAGACCCCCATCTAAAGCATATTATTGATGGAATTGATGATACATACTTTGATCTTTACGATTCAATAAATTCAGATTCTACTATAGTTCAGTCATATGCTAATGGAGATTTTTATAAACCACACCGCGATGAATGTATCTTTACATCTATTTGTTGTTTATACAAAAAACCAAAAGCCTTTTCTGGTGGATTATTACATTTTCCCAAATATGACTTTTTTATTGATTTAGAAGATAATCAATGCGTTATTTTCCCATCAAGAATTGAACATGGTGTCACAGAAATTAAAACAAATGAATCAAATCCTGAATACAACAGATTCTCAATTAGTAACTTTATGAAGATTGTTTAATTATGGCAAAAAATCACTATATCAATAATAAAGATTTCCTGAAAGAAATGACTGCGTATAGAACAGCAATACGCAAAGCAAAACGAGCAGGACAACCAAAGCCACAGATTCCTCGATACGTCGCTGAATGCTTTATGAAGATTGCTGAGAATCTTTCACACAAACCCAATTTCTTGTCTTATACTTTTCGAGATGAAATGGTTGCTGACGCGATTGAAAACTGCGTAATGTACGTTGACAATTTTGACCCAGCAAAATCAAGCAATCCATTTGCCTATTTCACTCAAATAGTATATTATGCATTCTTACGTCGCATTCAGAAAGAAAAGAAACAATTGTATGTTAAGTACAAGGCTACTGAGACTGCTGGCATTCTTGATGAGTTTGAACTTAATGAAAATGAAGATGGAACCTTTAGACAATTTGAGTTATACGAAAACATTTCAGAGTTTATTGTAAATTACGAAAATGCTCGTAAAGAAAAGAAAATCAAGAAGGCAGGTTTGGAGAAGTTTGTAGATGAAGATAGCAATATTGGGTGACACACATTTTGGTATGAGAGGCGATAGCATTGCCTTTCATAATCATTATCGTGAGTTTTATACGAAACATTTTTTCCCTTATTTGGTGGACCATGGAGTTAGGACCATCTTTCAACTTGGTGATCTATTTGATCGTCGGAAGTATATTTCTTTTCAGTCTCTTGCTCTTTGCCGCAAGTATTTTTTTGATAAACTGGTTGAACATAATATAGAGATGCATACGTTGCTTGGCAACCATGACATCACATTCAAGAATACACTCGAAGTCAATTCGCCAGAGTTACTGCTCAAAGACTATCCAAACGTTATTGTTTACAATGAGCCAACAGAATGGCAAGGTATTGATATCATTCCTTGGATCTGTAAAGACAATGAACTAGAAATTCTAGACTTTATCAAGCGCAGCACTAATCATGTTTGCTTTGGTCATTTCGAACTGCAAGGATTTGAAATGGATCGTGGTAACATCTGTCACGAAGGTATGGATCCTTCTATCTTGCAGAAGTATGATCTAGTTTTATCTGGTCACTTCCACCACAAGAGCAATAGTGGCAGTATTGTATATGTTGGCACTCCTGGTGAAATGACTTGGGCTGACTATAATGATGAG